TGGTGTTGTTCCACAACATGAATTGGTAGCAAGAATTTGGATGCTATGCAGTCCTGTAGTAGAACAATATCCAAAAACATTTGTTAAATTGTCACCATCTATTGTTGATTACTTCCAAGATAAATACTTTTTATTGGAAAACGTATGCCCAATAGATCATTACAAGACTTTAAGTTGGTTGGAATATCTTGGTTTTGGCTTTTTACCTTCTGCTATTTCTAGTAATGGATATCACGTTTTACGATTTGTGCGTTGTCAAAACCTTTATTATATGCAATCCCTTGAAGATACACGGCCTGTAATAAGCTGACAGCCCTAACGGATAACTGGATGAAGCCGAAAACAGACAACCGATAGCAACCTAAACAACAAACTGCAATGAGCAGGGAAAGGACTAATAATGGCTAATACAATAGATCAAGCCTTTATTAAGCAGTTCGAGTCCGAGGTACATCTTGCATACCAAAGAATGGGTTCAAAGTTAATGAACACTGTTCGTAACGTAAGCAATGTTGCAGGAAGCGTAGTACGCTTTCAAAAAATCGGTACTGGTTCAGCTTCAACTAAATCAAGGAACGGTATGGTTACTCCGATGGAACTAGATCATACTAACGTAGAAGCAACATTAGCAGACTATTATGCTGCTGAGTACATTGACAAGTTAGACGAACTCAAGACAAACATTGATGAGCGTCAAGCTATTGCTACTTCAGCCGCTGCTGCATTAGGCCGTAAGACAGATGAGATTCTTATTACAGCTATGGATGCAGGTGCTAATTCAACTCAGTTACATGACACTGGCAGTGCTGTAGAAAAAGCAGACTTATTATCAGCTTTTGAAACATTTGGTTCTGCTAACTTACCTGAAGATGGTAATAGATATATTGCTATGCATCCAAAAGGATTTGCTGACTTATTCTTAATTAATGAGTTTGCATCTTCTGACTATGTAGGCGATCAGAACTTACCATATGCAGGTGGCATGACAATGAAAGAGTTCTTAGGATTTAAGATTTTTTCAACTACTGCTGTAACTGCCGGTAAGAACATGGCATACCATACAACTGCTATAGGACTTGGCATTGGTGCTAATGTAACTACTGAGTTAAATTATGTGCCTGAAAGAGTTTCACACTTAGCAACATCAATGATGTCCATGGGTGCTGTCGTTATTGACGACAATGGTATCTATGAACTTCTTGATAACAATACATAGGAGGTGAATCATGGCTTATAGTGCAGCAAACCTAACAAGAATTGGTGGAGCATCTAATGGCGATCTCTGGTTTTATACATCAGCAGATGCTATTGCTACTGTGAATACATCAGGTTATTTCAACGATGCAGCAAATATGCTTGCAGTTCGTGACGTAATTATTGTTGTAGATACAAACACACCAACAACAAACTTTGTTAATGTGTTATCAAATACTGGTACAGTGGTTGACGTTTCTGACGGAACTGCCGTAGTAGAAACTGATGGCGACTAATAACTAATGACTTCAACGGCATCCAACTCAGCGTTAGACATAGCATCAAGAGCCTTAGTGCTTATCGGTGCAGAGCCAATCACTTCATTTGATAGTAGTTCAACGGAAGCATTGGTAGCCTCTAACATGTATGAGGATGTCGTTAGGTCGTCTTTGTGTATATGTAGATGGAGATTTGCTACAGAGCAGGCAGTTCTTAATCAGCTTACAGATACACCTACAGGCAGATTTGATATAGCACATCAGTTACCAAGTAACTTGTTGATGCTACATGCTGTTACAATAAACGATAATAAAATACAGTACACTGTATATGGCGATAAAGTTTTCTCTGACTCAACTACAAATGATACTTTGATAGCTGACTATACTTATAGAGCAGATGAAGTAGACTTTCCATCATACTTTTCTCTTGCCGTTCAGTATTCACTAGCTTCAGTATTTGCAACAGCAATAGCTAGAGACGATAAGCTTATGGAAATGATGGAAGTAAAAGCAGAAAGATTAATGGCTAAAGCTAGAAACCTTGATGGTCAACAGCAAACAACCAGAGTATTATCTACCACGAGGTTTAGAACAAATAGGTTAAGCTAATGGCAAGGATTAGAATACCACAAAATAGTTTCCAATTTGGTGAAATTAGTCCTTCATTAACATCAAGAACCGATTCACCGATATACAAAAACTCAGCAGAACGTGTGCGTAATTTCTTTATACGTGGTGAGGGTGGGGTAACTAAAAGACCCGGCACAAAAAGATGGCATAACTTTGGTAGCAGTCCATCTTATGATTCAGACCTTAGACAAACAGTTCGTATAGAACCATTTTCATTTTCAGATGATGAGCAATACATAATTGCTTTTAGTAATACACGTATAGAAATATTTCAGGTTAGCCCTACTACTGGCGATATATCATCAATACAAGCTTTAACAGGACAAAGTTGGTTGGTAAATACAACTGATGCACCATACCTAGAAGAGTATACGTTTGCACAGCAAGGTGACGTTATGTTTATCTGTCATCAAACTATAGCACCAAGAAAGATTGTTCGTACAGGCCTTACAACATTTGTAGTTGAAACCTTTGCTTTTGAAACATCAACAAATAGTGAGCATGTTTTTCAACCTTATTATCCTTTCCAAGCATTGGGTGTAACTATATCTGCTAGTGCTACAAGTGGAAGTGGAGTAACATTAACAACTAGTGCTGATTATTTTACATCAGATCATGTTGGTGTGTATCTTAAGATAGGAACTGCTGAAGCAGAGATTACTGGATATACAAACGCAACGACTGTAACAGCAACTATTTATGGAACTCTTAGACAGCAATTAGATTTGAATGCATTTAAAACAACAGAAAATAGTTTGGTCGTGCAAGTGACGCATGCCTTACATGGATTATCTGTAGGTGCTACTATTGTTATAGACAGAGCAGGAACTGTAGGTGGTATAGGTATAATAAGGCTAAACGGCACAAGAACTATAACGGCTGTGATAGATGAAAACACATATGAGTTTAATACTGAAACAAGTCATGAAGCTACATCCTCAGAAGATGGTGGTGGTAGACCAAGGGTTGAGACTGGTTCAGCAACTACCGAATGGCAAGAGCAAAGCTATTCTGCTGTGCGTGGCTTTCCGGCAGCAGTTACTTTTCATCAAAATAGATTATGGTTTGGTGGTACACTGGCACAGCCTGATGGTATATGGGGTAGTAAGTCTGGTCAGTATTTTAACTTTGATATTGGTGATGGTGAAGACAATGATGCACTTGATCTTACAGCAAACGTAGGTGAGATATTTACTATAAGACATTTAGTATCTAACAGAGATTTACAGGTATTTACTACAGGTGCAGAGTTGTTTGTACAAGCACCAGTAGATAAACCAGTTACACCTGCTAACGCACAGATACGCAGACAGACACCATATGGTGCATCGTTTGTAAAGCCTGCTGTATTTGATGGTGCTACATTATTTATACAAACAACTGGATCAGCTTTAAGAGAGTTCTTGTTTGCAGATGCTGAACAAGCTTATACCTCAGTAGCTGTATCAAGTCTTGCACCTCATTTAATACTTAATCCTGTACAACAAACATCTATTAAAGGTGCATTGAACAGAAGTGAATCATATGCTTTTCTTTTAAACAGTGATGGAACTATAGCTGTCTTTTATTCTATTAGAGGAGACAATAAAGCAGGATGGACATTGTGGGATACAGCAGGCAAGTGGCATTCAATATGTAGTGTATTTGAAAGATTGTTTGTTGTTGCATCAAGGGATGACGGCTCAGGATCAGACAAGTTATTTTTAGAAGAGTTTCAGGTAGATATGCCAATGGACTTTTGTGATGAGTTTAGTGCGTCAAGCAGTGTATTCAGTGGATTGACATCACACTTTTCAAATGGTGCTGTTGTAAAAGCAATTAGTGGTAATGATTATCTTGGTGAGTTTACTATAGCCTCAGGAGAAATAGATGCGTCATTAGCTAAATCAAATGTATCCACTGGCTATATAGGTTATGCATTCACTCCTCTCATCAAGACCTTGCCAGTGGATGCAGGTATTATTGGTGGGCCACTTACTGGAGAGCCTAGAAGAATTACTAGGGTTGTTTTAGATTTGTATTCTACTCTAGCCGTTTCTGTAAACAATAATGATCTTGTTTTTAGGAATGTTACTGATGATATGTCTAATGAAAGAGTACCAGTAACAGGCAAGGAAGAGTTTAGGGTGTTGGGATATAGCCGTGATCCAAGAGTAAATGTATCACAAAGCTATCCTTTTAGTTTAGATATTAATGGCATGGTAGTGGAGGTAGCATTCGGATGAGTTGGTGGATGGTAGCAGGTGCAGTTGTTAGTGCATATGGTTCAATGCAAGCAGGCAAAGCAAAAGCAGCAGAAGCTAGGGCAGAAGCAGCACAACTAGAAGAACAAAAGAAAGATGCTAAAGTTACTGCAATGCAGGAACATAATATACGCATGGAAAATTTAAATGTTATGCTTGGTGTAAATGCATCATTAGCAGGGGTTATGGGTAGAGACGAAGACAGATCGCTTGCAGCCATTAAACAAAAGATATTAAAAGAAGCAACAACATTAGAAGATAGATCAAGATTGCAATATCTTAGTGATCAAAATCAACGTTCTATGTCTATACAAATAGCAGGCATGAGAGCAAGGAATGCTAGGAGAGCAGGCACAATATCTGCTATAGGCAGTTTATTAAGTGCAGGTAATCAGTACTCAAAAATATCAGGATCAGTTCCTACTGCATCAGTTACAGGCACTGGTCCTTTAAGATTTAATCCTAGTAGAATAAGTGGAAGTGGAATCTTTACATAATGGTAGAATTTCTAAAAGCAAAACCTACATCTTTTGTTAATAGACCTAGAGGTATTATTGATACACGCACAGGCGAAAGTCAAGTATATGAACAGATAGCTAACCTTGGCGATCAAATGTCAAGGATGGGATTTGAGGATGCAGTAGTTGAGCAGGAAAAAATAGGTAAAGACTACGTTGCCTCATTGCAAACAAGAGACGAGCAAGGCAAGTTACAATTTGTAGCGTTGCCTGAATCACTAAGTAAGGTTGCTAGAGATGCAGCTACACCACAATTAAGAAAAAGATATGCCAATGAACTGCAATTAGATACCAGTAATAAGATTGCTGATTTACATAGAGCATACAAAGATGATCCCATAAGCTTTGAGTTTCAATCTAATTTATATATTACTGAGACTGTTAATACCCTACGTGCAAATGGATATGCAGAAGTAGCAGGTGATTACGCAACAAATGCAGCAGGCTTAGTTGTACAGCATTCAAATGATTTAAAGCTTAAAGCTTTCAAGAAACAAGAAGAAGCGGCTAATGAAAAGCAAAGAGTTCTCATTGATAATCAAATACAAGATTCTTATGAGAATAGAATAGGTGGTAAATCTAAAGAAGCAGATGAAATGGACAATGCTGTTCTTGCTTCATTAGATGATCTTATTGAAAGAGATGTTGTTAACGCACCATACTATAAAGAACAAAGAGCATTGGTTCTTAGAAATAAGAAACAAGCTATTATGGAATTACAGTTTCAAAACTTTAGTGCAGGACAAATGGCTGCATATAATAGAAGTCTGACTCTTGGGAAAATATCTGATCAAGATAAGGCTCTATTACCAAATCTAACTGATCAACATTTTATAGATCAAAGAAAGGATATGAGGCCTGAGGATATAAGAGTTTTAACAGCATGGGGTTCTACAACTAAAGGAAGGTTTGCTGATGGCCTTACTGAAAAAAAAGAAACATATGAAGCTGAAAAAACTGGATTTGCATGGCAAAATAAAACACTTTCTGAAAAATCCACAACAGCAAGTAAAAATTTAGACACTGTTATTGGTCAAAACATAGGAATTGGCAGACCGATAAAACCTATTGATGTTATACAAGCATCAAAAGAACAAATAAATATTTATACTGGTGGGCAAAAGGGTAACGCAACTGTACCTAATGCAATCAAACAAGTGGTAAACAACCCTGTTATTACAAAAACATATATACAAAATCAAAAAGAAGTTGGTAATACAGACGGTGCAAACAAAGCTGTTGGTAATTATATTAATGTTTCAAAATCTACAGCAGGATTAATAAGTGTTGATAAAACACAAACAGCAAAAGCTTTAATTGTCGAAACACTTATAGAGTCTGGAACAAAGACGCCAACTGAAGCATTTGAATCTGTACATAGAGATGCAGCAGAACAAAAAGCTATTAATGAAGAAGTAAAGCAAAAGATTTTTGAAGACGACTCAAGTTATAATGAAGACAATTATAATTTAAATAACTTTATAAAAAAGAAACTAGATGACTTAGGTCTTGATTTAGATTCTTTGGAAAGGCAAAAGCTTTATCCGGTAATGAAAGCTGCTTTAGAAACAAGGGGTGCATCAATAGATGATGCAATAGATGTTATAGAAAAG